CCCCATCCAATACTTTCGTTTGTATTACCAAACCAACTTACTTTATATATACTACCCCAACTCATAAACATTCAGGTTTAGAATCTATGTCAATTGTATTTTGGTTACTTGACGAACCCCACCAAGAACTGCAATATATATTACCCCAATTAATACTATTAGCCATATTAATACAATACTTTTTTTATTCTTTTGTTATTAGTTTTATTAAGGTACTGCGTTAGCTTTTTAACGTTTTCAGCCTTTGGTTTATATTTTTTTCTTATAGTACCCATCCTTCAAAATTAGCGTCTTTATCAGGGTACATATCCTCATTATTGTTTGTATAATATTCTGGGAACTTTGCACTTGCGTTAAAGCTCATATATTCAACAAAACGTTCTGTATAAAATTGTGCTATATTACGCTCCTTTTCAATTAGGAAATCAATTTCATCTTTGTCAGCGTTTGAAGCGTTTTCACTACTGTGTTTAAAAATACCCTTATTTGCTATTGTATAAGCTGCAAAAGGCAAATATTCTACCATTGCCCAGTGAATTATCATTGGCTTTAGGTAGTCAGTTACTAGGCTTAAATAATCACCAGTTAAGGCGTCATTACTTATGTCTGTTTTGATTTTATTTAACAAGTCAGAACCTGTATAATTTTGTATGTGTAGGTCCTGAGCAATTTTTACATACTGAACAAACTTGTCTGTATCTACATTAGCATTTAAGCTAGTGAATTTCACAAGGTCGTTTCTGGTTATGAGTAATGATTCAGCCATTGTTTTTAATTTTTATATCCTTGGTTCGGCATATCAACTGGTCTAGTTGCTACTTCTTTCTGATTCACTTGTGGTTTAAAACCTTCACCTTTTGCCTTGTTTACACTAATTTCAGCGTTTGGGTTTTTTGGGTCAGGCTTTGCACCTTTAGCCATATAGGTTTTACGCATCCAGTAATGATGACAATTAGGACCGCCTTTATAGAGCCAGATATCGTAATTTGCATCACCATCTGGGCCAAAACCAGCGTTCACGGCTTGCTGTTCCATTTGTAGTATATCTTCCTTACGGTATAACTTTGCAGCTTGCACCATTTTAACGCAAAACTCACGGCTTGATGTTGGCGTACCTTGGTCGTTTTTGTTTATTGTTAAAGGCGCATACTGGTAACGAACCTTAAAACGTTTTTCATCAACTTGGCCATCTTGTTCGCTGTTGGCGTTGGGCCTTGCTGAACCTGTACTGGCTAGGCCTATCATTTTGTCTAGTGCTTCTTCCTGGTCGTAATCAACCACACGTTCATCAACCAACTCCCACTCGTCAAGGTTCTCATCCTCGCCTTTTTCAATTAATAAATCAGCAACTGCGTCAGGTAGTTTGTTGCTTGCAAGCTTAACACCTGTTTCTTCTTCACGCGACTCGTTAGTGATAGCATTATCGGTTTCTATAAATTCAAGCGGTTGTAATGTTTTAAAGTAAAGTTTCAAACTCACCGAGTTCACCGCTAAAATGTCCTCTAATGCTTCAATGATTAAATTCTGGTATGGTCGTATAGTAATGTTATTAAAAAGTAGAGAGGCGGTCTTAATTTCATCCGCATTGTTACCTAGGCCGTTTCCGCTGTCTCTAATACCTAATAAAAGGGGTGATGTTACCCTGTGGCTGACCATAAGTTTACGCGCGCACTCGTCAGATAGATATTGGTAATGCGCTGGGGCGTTGTCTAAAGGTACGTCGTCTATTGTGGTTTTACTTTCAGCATTGTTATTGAAAGCGATAATAACCTTTTCACCTCTTGCGCCTGTTAGCTTTTGCATTACATCATTCTTGATGCTGTATTGTTTTTCTCTATCAGGGACGCCATTGTTAAAGTTCACTACCTTCGTGCCGCTGAAGCCGTTTTGTACATCGTTAATTAGATAATCGCTTATCTCGCTTTCTAGCTCAGCGTAGGCCAGACCGCCTTGATAATCTACAGGACAATAATAATCGTACCCACTCACGTAGCGTTTTACAATTTTAATTTCTGGCTCTGTGCCATTACCAAAGCCAAAGGCTGCAATACGTTTAGGGCGGTCATTAGGCTTAACGTTTGCCCAGTCATTAGAATAATAATACCCCTCAATATCGCCATCTTTGTTGCATTTTTCAGCGCGTAGTGTTTGGCGTGGAAAGTGTTCAGCCTGCTTAACTTTACCGTTTTGATAAATAACTTGAAAGCTGGCCTCCCCAAGTAGTTTTAAATCAAGTGATATTTTACGTAAGCACTTGTCGTGGAATATACTTTTAAGGGCTGCATACTCGTTAGGCTTTTGGCTGCTATTAAGCGCGTCAATGCCTTTACCGTAAATCATATTTCCAACTCCATTAATAATAGCGTTGTTTGTAGATGAGTTAGTGTACAGTTCAATCAAGTATTGATAGTAATTGTTGTCCTCGCCGTAAGCAACCCAGCGGCGTTTTTTGTCTTCAACAATTTTGGGCCTATTGTAACTGCTTAAATTAACAATGTGTAAGTTATCCATTATAGTGTAATAAATTCGTTATCGCTGCTTTTTGTTTTGTACTGCGCTTCATTTACAGTATAGCTAGTTAAGTCAGCTTGATTAGTGCAATATATTTTATCCTTAAAGACTACTTCTGTACCTGTTATAGTGATAGTGTAGTAATTGTCTTGTTTCAGGCTAAAAACGGCTGTATATTCATTATAATACAGGTTTTCAGTTATACCTGTACTGCTTGCGTTGTGTACTGTCTTGCCAGTTGTTTCGTTTACTACTTTAACTGTATAGCTGTCGCCACTTGTAAAGCTGCGCGGTATAAATTGAATTGTTTGCTCGCTAGAGCTCTCTTGTAACACGATCATATAATAACAATAAATTAAGGGCCAAAATGTTAAGCACAAAAAAAGGGGGCTCAGTCAAACCCCCTAGCATTATTAACTTATTTATGAAATGAAAAATTCTAAGACTGATTTATTTTATTTTCTTTAAAAGCGTATCAAGCTGTTCTTGTAACATTTCTATTTGGGCTGTTGCTTGCTGAGCTTTCATATTTGAAAAGAACTCTTCGCCGTTGTCTTTACCGCGATGGGTAGAAACCCTGATTTCGTGTCTTTCTTTTACAACTGACTGTTTTACTAATTCGTCTACTACTGTTTCAATTTTTTGGCTTAAAGTGAAGTCTAACATAATGTTTGTTTTTAATTGTTTTACAGTGTAAAGATATAAACTTTTTATTAACTACCAAAACTTTTTTAAAAAAAAAACAAAAAAAAAGGGCAACCTTACGGCTACCCCTTATAAAATAGGAAACTAGTATTAACTATTTGTTCCCACCGTTACAGTTACGGTTGCGCTAGTCATAGCGTCAAATGGATCTGCTGCTGTTGGGCTGTCTACAAAGTTAGCAGGTTTTAACTCCTGCGCTGTCATTGTAAGGGTATATCCTGAAAGATCACCCATTGCACCACCTGTCACAATAGTCCCACCAGATACGTCTGCGCCGTGCTCTAAGCCCATAACAAAAACGTTACCATTGTAGTCTTCAACTGCTACGTGTGGGCGTCCATATGCTAAAAGCTTAATCTCTTTGTGATCTTCTTTACTTAGTTTTTTCAAAGTAAGGTTAAGAGTCTGCTCAAAGAAAGTTGTACCGTTTTCACGGGATGCGGTTATAGCTTGCTCAAAGCTGCTATTCCCTTTTAATTCGTATTTATAGGCTGTAAAAGTACCGCTCATATCTGTAATCTGGTCGTCAGCATCCTGGGTCACTGTACCATAATCACCGAAGTCTGTAAAGTAAACTGCTCGTAAGCCGCCTACTACGTCTTTACACGGTTCTTTTCTGCCTCTCGTTAAGTCACAAGCCATCGTTCTAAGGTATTAAAAAAGGGTAGGCAGGCTCTAGGCACACCCACCCCTTTAGGTTAATTATTATCTAGTTCTTAGTTTGCTGAGTTAGCAATACCGTAAGTGACTACATCTTCAATAACTCCTACTTGTGCGCCTGCTGTAAATCTCATTACAACACGTACATTATCAGAACCATCAAGATCAGCCATATCTAACACTTTCACTTCATTATGATCTGCTAAGAGGCCAGTCCCGAAGAATAAGTTGCTTTTGGTAGTAGCGATTGCATCGTTATCACCAAGTCCGTTAGCTACGAATAATTTAACACCATCAAAAGAGAGTGATCCGTTATTCCACCATTGAGTTCCTTGTGCATTTGTTCCCGCAGCTCCAAGGCCAGAGGCACCAAATCCTCCAAGAGCTCTTACATAAGCACGTGCAATGTTTTGTGAAACATAGATAAACATATCTTCTTCGCCGTATAGTGTAGAAGGAATAGCATCTACAATGCTTCCTAATTCTGTAATTACGTTCGCAGAAGTCACTGTAGTCCCTGCAATCTCTTGAGCTGCTGGTAAAGCTGCATCTTCAGAAACTAATTTAGTAATCCCGTTAAACTGCCCATCATTTGCAGTATCACCACTCCATAAAGAGCGCTCTGTGCGGTCTGCTACTTTAGCTGCTACGTGTGCAATTAAGAAGTCAGAAAATGCTGGTGGTAAATCGTGATGAGCAGAATATCCCATAGAGATAGCTTCCCAGTCATTAATGAAATCATTCTTACATAACTGTAAGTTCACTTGTTGGAACTCCGGTTGTAAGATACGCTCTGTAAGCGTGATAGTAGAAGTAGCAGAAAAATCACAAGACGCATCTTTTACAATGTCGTTAGTAGATAGTTTCTTAATTACTTCTTTGAATTTAACATTCGGCTTTACAGTAACACCACCGTTTTCAATGGTAGCACCGCTCAATAAAGCTGCCGAAATATACTGTCCTGCGCTTTCTCCTGCGTAGGAAGTAGTGATTGAAGTTGTTGTCGCCATTTTTTATTTATTTATTAAAATTTCCAAATTTACCTAACACTCTATCTAAAGTTGTGCTGGCTCTTTTTTGTGAGTAAAGGTTAATGTTTTTTTCCTCACTTGCTTCAGGGTTGTGGTTTACTTTTTCAACTGGTGTTTCAGCCGCTAGTTCTTCCTTAACCTCTTCAACAATATCTTCTACTGCTGCCTCAGCTTTTTCATCTGCGCTCATTTCCTCTTTAGGCTCTAGCATAGATTTAATTTCTTCAACCATTTCACGGATCTCAGAAAGTTCAGCTTTAGTAGCGTATTCCATTTCTTCTTTTTCATCTTCTAAAGCAGCTTCAACTTCCTCTTCAGGAGCCTCTTCTTCTGCTTCGCCAATACTTGCGATGATACCTTCTTCTTCAATGACTAACATTTTGCCATCTTCTAAAGTGTACTCTCCCACTGGTAAGGCAACTTTTTCATCTTCTGTTACAATGAATACTTCTTTTCCAGCTTCCATTGATTCAGCTTCAATAATAGTGCCGTTTTCTAATGTGGCTTGTGCCAACTTGACCTCTTCCACTTGCGTTTCAATAGAAAGAAGTTCTTTCGCTTTGTCTAAAATTTCTGTTGCTTTCATATATAATACAATAATTTAATTAATATGTTGTTATATTTTTAATTTGCTGCTTGGCATTCTGCACAGTCATCGTATTGAACAGATGCATTATTTATATGAATCCCTTCTGAATGATGTGTTGAAGTTATGGTGTAACACTCGTTGTGATTGTTTTCTAAAGTAAGATAATATACTTTCCCAACCGTTAATTCTGTGTCGTGCATATGTACGTGACGCGTATGTTGGTTAGAACAAGCTGTTACTAAATACCCATACCAAACCCCCGTAATGCTTTCTCCTGTAATATTGCCAATGCCTTGGGCCTGAAAGCTACCATCACAGCATTTGCGGCTGTATGTTTTACCGTCTTTACATAGGCAGGCACGTTTCCCATTCTTTGGGCTTGGAGCGTGTTTATTGTACATTATTTTTGAAACTGTTTAATTTTACTTTCAGCCCAACTCTTAGCACTTTTACCGCCCCATAATAAATAAGAAATGTAACCGCAAGATTCTTTATCACCTTGCTCGTAATATACCTCGGCACGGCTTAGGTAACTAAACATTCTTTTTATTGTTTGCTCGCTGACTGGTTTGCCTTGTGCTAATTGTTGCGCTCTTATTTTTCCTACTTGTGTAGCGCACTTGTTATTAACTGCCTCGTTTAATTTAAGGCCCCTCTTAGCGTTGTTCTTTACGCTGTCAGGGTAATCGCTGTAAGACTCCATTTCGGTCTTTTGGCCGCCCTTAACGCGCTTGTCTTTTTTTATAATTGCTTTTACTTGGCCTAATAAATAAGCAGCCTCTTCTTCTTCAATGGCTAACATTGCCTCCATATTAGTTGGCTCATTGGGGCGTTCAAGCTTGTCCGCAAAATAACCTTCGATACTAAACCCTTTAACTTTGCCTGTTTTTACAAAGTCATTCCATACTTCGTCATTATGTACTTTCATACTTACCATCCAAGTGCCAACGGGAACGTCAAGCCCATAGTGTCGTGATTTATCTTGTTCAGCTTCCACTATCCAGCTTTCAACGGCGGTTAGTCCTGTGAGTGGTAAGTTGTGTTCTAAAGTACTGTTATTTTGGTTGCCCCTCATAAAGAACAATTCACTTGCTTTACGTACTGTGTCCCTGCTGAAATAAATATAATATTCATTGTCGCCGCTGCGTCTGTAAATTGGTTTGTTAGGTATTAAAGCTGCACCCATCAAAATGCGCTTTTCATTATCAACTTCCGCAAGTTTAATTTCTTGGTTTTTTAACGCTATAAAGTCTGACTCAATGGCAGGGTTTTCAACAACGCTAATCGCTTCTATCCCACTAACTTCGTCGTTTTCGTCAATAAAAAGTTCTATGATATCCATATATTAACAATACTTTTAATTATATTTTGTTATCCTAGTGAGGCTGATTCTACAATGTTACGGTCTAAGGCTTGTGCATTTGTAACTTCATTGCTAACTACGTAAGCTTTAACAGGCTGTTTTTCTTGCTGGCCTAGAGCTTGCGCTAATTGGTTTTCAGGTGCTGCGCCTACGACATTAAAGCTTGGAGCATTTGGCGTGCTACGTGGTACATTTACGCTACCTCCACCTGATCCTTTTGCCGTAATTGGTGTTCTTTTAATTGCTGAAGCTTGCGCTGCTGCAAAGCCTGCGGCTAACCCTGCCTGAATAATTGGGTAAGCTGGGAAAACGGTTGTTATTGGTGAATCTTGTGCTGTCTTGTACGCATTCTGCACACCCTCTATTCCGCTTATAATTGTTTGTGTTAAGGCTACTGCTTTACCTACTTTACTACCTTCACCTGCTACTTGGCCTAATAACGCAAGGCCATCCATTGCCATTTTCTTTTTTGCGTCTTTTACTTGCTGATCAAGCGCTAATTCTTTTTCAGCTTCGCCGTCTTTAACTGCTTGTTTTTTGCCTGCATAAAAAGCAATGATATCAGCCTTTTGGGCCTCTGTTGCGTCTAAGCGTTCTAACTCTGCTAAAGCACGTGCCTCTTCAAGCTCTATTTTGGCCATTTCTGCATTTTCAGCCTCCTCAGCTGCCTTATCCTCACGCTTTATTTTATACGCTTCTTGTATGGCGTCTATTGCGTCCTGGCGCGCTGTTTCTGTCTTAGCTGCTTCATCAGCTGCTTTAGTGGCTTCATCTGCTTTACGTTTTTCTTCTGCATCTATAGCAGCCTGCTC